TTGCTCAATAGTATGCAAAAGTGTGGGATCGCAAGCAATAGCCCGCTGGATACACGCGGAAGCCATCGGCTCATGGACGCATAGCCCGAATACCAGCAGGCTCTTAGGATCCAGTACGTTCACGGACTGCTCAAACCCGAACTTACGGAAGCGATGCCCCATACAGCGTAGGGCATACGTGTGTGCCAGTCGCTTGGCAGGCGTCCAATCAGGCCACAGTTTCTCGTCAAGCGTCATGGTCTGCCCAATACTGTAAGGAACGGAAGCTATTCAGGATGGCATCACGAAGCATGGCGTATGCCTGTGGCTCGGTCAGCGGCAGGGTGCGCCGGAGGATGCTCACGGACAGGTAGACGGTCTGGAGCAGCACCTGCCCCAGTTGATGGTCCTCTTTGTCGAACAGAGCGCCTACGGTAAGCCCATTGGCATCCGTAGCCTTCTCTGCCCGTTCTACGGCCTGTCGGATGATCTGGCCCAGTTGCTCGATCCTAGTGCCGTTCGTGGCTGTACGGTCAACAGGACGCGGCTGGAGACACGGCTTGTCGCCCAGGACCGGAGCCAGAGGCTTGGACTCGGCTCCTTTGATGACTGCCCCGCCGGGAGCGCACTGGACGATACGGCACATGGTAGCCATACCCTCCAGTTCGTTGAGTGCCTGACGGTAGACCCGGTTGCTGGCCCGTTCTACGCCATCGGCACACATGACAGATCCGCATTGCTTCTCTTCTGCGAATGCAAATCCTGCATAATGCCCTTGGGCGAGGTCATGGCCAACCAGCCAGCAGGTGCCAGTGGCCATGCGGGCTGCGATCCATGCCGACAGGGTACCAGAGGTCGTAGAAACAGGGATGTCCTCGCGGCTGATACCAAGCCAGCGGCTCACTTTGCCTACATCACCGACCAGATAGTGGCGGCTGCACATATCAGGCGCATGCGGCACAAGAGGCAAGCCAGCGTAGACCACACTAGTCGGCAGCGGCAGCGGGATCTTGTCAGGGTCAGGCAGTCGTTCCTTGGGGCAGATAACATGCGGGGTGATACCACATGCAATCAGCCGGGGGATTGCTGAATGTGAGGCCACAATCAGCACTCGGTCCTGCGCCTCACGCAGAAATGGGATATATTGATCCAGACTTGGGCCAGAACCGACCGATATGCTATCGCCGTGGTAGATACCAACAGGCAGCGGATCAGCGTTCAGGAGCCAAGCGTTGCGTTTGATGACATCAATACCGATCACGGTGTCCAAAATATCATCACCGAATGTCAAGAAATGCGACTCGTGCAGTTCCAGCGTCGGATCTTCCAGACGGTTAAGTATGGTGACAACCGGCGTAGAACTGTGCTCCATACAAATCCTCTGGCACGCTTGTAAGTTGAGACAGTAGAGAGTCAACGGCAGGGTCCGGTGACAAACGAACAACCACCCGCCCAAAGAGCGAGTGGTTGACGCCGGGGTCTACCCGGTAATCACAATCTTCAGCCGTCAGTTCAGGACCGCAGTCCCGTCGCCCGTGAGGGCAACGACTGCCGTCTGGGTGAGGTAGCTGTTGTTGCGAAGCTGCTGGGCAAGGCTGACGGTGATGCTGGTGATCTGGGCATACGCGAGGATAAGACCCAGCGACTGCACGGCAAGGCCGTCCTGCACAGCGGTCGTGTCGATCAGGGTGCAACCCGACAGGATGGTGCACGGGCCGCCGACCTGAAGCAGGAAGTAGTCGCCAGCGATCAGGCTGGTGGTGCCAGTCGAACCCTTCTGACCCTTGGGGATGACGCCGAAAGCGTAGCCCTGGGGGTTGGCCGGGAGGTCAACGTTCCAGGTCGGCGCACCAGCGACGAACTCAGTGACAACGCCGCGACCACCGGCATCAGCCAGAGTCGTGACGAGCTTGGCGACAATGTAGATCTTGCCATTGGCAAAGACCAGCTTGCCGAGATCAGCCTTGTGAGCGGCGTTGGACGAAGCCGTGCCGACAGTGATGGGAGCGTGAAGGAGAGACATGTGGTTTTCTTTCTCTACCGGACTAGCCGGATACGAGGGTGATGGTCCACCCCTGGCAGGTACACCCTACCAGGGGCTTCACATCAGTTGGTTCAGGCCGCACCGCTGTACGGGCTGGCGCGACCGAAGTAGCGCGGGTTGCAGATCAACTGGCCGGGGAAGGTGCAGGAGGTGAGCCACTGGCGACGATTCGGGTCGCGGGTGATCTCAGTCTCCAGGATACCGGCGTCCTCACCGCTGACCTTCAGCGGGTTGCCATCTTCCAGCCCACGGTACAGCGGCTGCACCTTGAGCTTCATCTGCGCGCCGGGGAAGGCGTAGGCAGTGTTGGCGGGCATCAGATCGTCCCAGAACCAGGCAACGCCCTGGTGCATGATGACGTCGGTCGGCCAGCCAGTCTCAGCCACGTTGATGGCCTTGTTGGTGTTCTGCACGAAGATCGTCTCACGGACGGCCTTCTTGCGGCCCAGGTACTCAAAGAAGTTGCGGTCGAGGATGCCAACCGTGGGCTTCTTCATGCGGTCCGAGTTGCTGAATCGGCTCAGACGGAAGATGAGGTACGTGAGGAAGATCTCAATAGCGTCATCCTCGTCGCTCAGAGTGCCAGTCCACGCGGACGAAGCCGAGTTGACCAGGGTCGGGGTCCAAGCGTCCCACTGAGCCGAATCAACCGAGATCTGGCCAGGCTTCAGCGCCAGGCCCAGGTACTTGTTGCTGCCATTGACGGCCACTTCCTTGTCGGCAGCGACAGGAGCAGCACCAGTCAGGGTGCCGGTGCCAGTCGAAGTCGTGGGCGGGGTGTAGCCCTCGATGTCGTAGTCACCAATCGCGGTGCCAGTTGCAGGCGAGCCGCCAGCGGAGACCGCGCCCATGGCGTAGGTCGCGCTGCCGTCATAGCCGTTGCCGGGGAGCAGGGTCGGGAGACCTTCAATCGGCAGGCCCGAGCCAGCGTAGATGCTGGAGTTCATCTGGAGCATCTGATGACGCAGACCGTTCTCAGCAGTGATCGTGTCACGGATCATCGCCGGGATCTCGCTCTTGCTCAGATCAACGATCTGGCTTCCCTTGTTGCGGCGAAGAGCGCCACGGTCCAGGGCGGTCGCGTTGACAACCTCACCGAAGTTCGCCACCCAACGCTGGTAACGCTTCTTGTGGGTGAACAGAGCCGAGATGTCCTGACCAGGGGCCGAGATGCTGGGCAGAATGCGGCCAGCCTCGATAGCGCCCGACAGTTCGTAGGTCTGCGACTGAAGCTGGGTGCCATCCGAGCCGCCCTGCACGTCGTATTCAATCGCGCCGGCCTTCTTCATCTCCTTGAACAGGGGATCATGGTCGCTGACGCCTTCCCAAGCGCCGCGAGCGACGTTGGCAAGAGTAGTGGTCGAAACGGGGTCCTGAGAGCCTGACATGGTTTATCCTTCGTATTTTGCAAGCAGTTGGGCGAAGCGGGGAGTGGACGGGTCGATGCCCTTCCGTTTGGCTTCCGCAAGCGCCAGAGTGTATGGGTCGGTGTTGGTCGGACGCGGGTCGCGGGTAATGGCAGCCTCACCCTTCGTCAGTCTCTGCTGTTCCTTCGCCATCTCTGCCTTCGCGTCCACCTTGGACGAGTTGGCCTTCAGGCGCTGGTTTTCCGCGTACAGCAGCATCATCTGTTTGGCGTAGTCGTAGGGACGGCTCGGCATCTCTTGGAGTGCGCGGGCAAAGTCCTGACCATGTTCTTTGATGAGCGGAGCCAACTGGGGGTCTGCGAAGTCGCTCTGCACACTGTGCTGAGCTTCCATCTTCTGCATGAACTGCTGGACCTTCTGTTCGGCCAACTGTTCGACCATCGGGAGCAGGGTGCCGTGCGGGTCGGTAAAGAAATCCCGCTGGAAGTTCTGAAGGTTATCCCGGTACTCGTTAATCTGGTTCTGTTCCTCGGGCGACATCGCGGAGATGATCGCCTGCTTCATGGCTTCCTGCTGCTCGGGCGGCAGGTTAGCCGGAATGCGCTGAAGCTGGGAGTTGATGACCTTGGCTCGCTCAAGCAACCCGTTAAACTTAGCGTTATCGGGGTGAGCCTTGCTCCAGGGCTTGAGGGATGCGGCCTTCGCTCGCTCATCCTGCTCCTGCTTCCACTTCTCCAGTTGTGAAGCCTTCTCCTGCGTCTGCGACATCTGCTGCTTCCACTGGCTGATCTGCCTGTCGAAGTAGCTCTGCTGATCGCGGAGCCGCTTTTCCAGTGTCGGACCTTCCTTGGACCAGTCGCGCTGTGGCTGCTGTTCGGGTGACTGACTATTGGGGGGTGTCAAAGACCCATCGGCTTTGGTGTCAGGTGCGACCGGATTGGTCGGCTGATCGCCATGCGTTTCCTGCTCTGCCTGAGCGGCCTCTGGTGCAGTAGCGGCCTCAACAGAGGGTTCGCTGGTCTGCGCAGAGCCGGTATCAGCCTCGGCTTCGGGCATGGTAGTGTCGTCGTCGTCCATTGTCAAGCCTTTCTATGGCTTATACGTCATTGTCAGTAACCGGAATGGCCTGACTAGTTAAGCTTTGGTCGCGGTGAAGCCGCGCCTATGCGCCTCATCAATGGCTTCCTGCTGGCTCTTGGCGTAGTACGGCTTGCGGACATCGTAGTCCAACTGGCTGATGCGCCGCCCCTTGCCGTTGTTCTCGGTAGACCACGCCTTGCTATCGCCACAGACAAATGCTGGCGAGTTAATCATGCGCTTGGCAATGGTGCCACAGTCAGGGCATTCGATAGCACCGTCACGCTTGGCGATGGGAACGATCTCGTCAAAGATGCAGTTACACTTAGGGCACTGAAAATCAAAAGTCGGCACTTTAGCTCCTTGTTGTGTCTATGTTTTAGACAACAACGAGGTGAAAGTCAACGCTTCTCAGGCCGGAGGCGGGGTTCCGCCAGTTGGTCCGGTTTGCGGCGGAGCGGCCGGAGGCGCACCCTGTGGCGGCATAGCAGCCATCATCTGCTGCTGCATGGCGATCTGCGTAGCGATGTTGCGGGCAGCGCCGACAAGCTCAGGCGACATGCGGTTCTTCTCAGCGAACTCGGCAGCCAGAGCCGACACGAACTCGCCACCGCCAGGCATGTTGACCAAGCTCGGGGCAAGCTGATTCAGCGCCACGTTCAGGTTCTGGATCTGGGCGTCCAGGTCCATCCGGCGCATGCTGCCAGCGTCAATCGTGCGGTCGGCTTCGTGGATCCAGGCTTCCATGTCCACGAGTGCCGGCGGTCCAAGGATCTGGTCAACCTGCTCGGGCGGCATGCCTTGCATGGCAGCCTGCTGCGTCATCTGCATGCGCATCTGCTGTTCCTGCGCGACGGCTTCAGGGGAAGCGATCTCGCCCCAGATCTTGCCAGCATCGGGGCCAAATAGCTTGCCGATGTCCTCACTGGGATGCAGGAAGCGGGCGGCGAACAGACGCTTGCGGTAGATCTTCTCCAAGAACTGGGTGACGCTTTCCCGCATGCTGTCGCTACGGGTACGGCTGTTCTGCTCCACAAGCTCGGCAGCCTTGGCGCTACGCAACTGGGTCGGGGTCGTGCCGGAGTACAGCACTTCAGCCAGCCCGGTGGACTTCTCAAACTCGCTGGAGAGGATGCCCCACAGGCGCTCAAAGCCGGGGACCGGATCGCCCCAGTCGATGCGCTGGAAGTATTTGTTGATGTCGGGAACCTCATCCGTACCAGCGAACTTGGCCAGCAGTACGTCGATATGCTCACCGCGCAGTACCTTGAACAACTGGTCAGATTCGATGCCCTGGCCGTTGTGCGTGATCGCAGCAAACGGGGTACGGCTCATGTAGCGCCACTTGGCGATAAAGGTCGTATAAGCGTAGTTCATCGCCCGCAGATGGCCCATGCCCGGCTCCATCGGCTGAAGCGGGTACACGCAGCCCGGTCGTTCGATGGGATCCAGGTACGAA